GGATATTCCAATTTCAATAAAACGCAATTGAAAAAATTGGTTACCTTTTGTGATTCTGTGATAACAGATTGTATTAAATTGAATGATGAATCAAAAGTAACCCGCAAACCTAAGAAGCGTAAGAAGAAAACTCCAGATCAGCTGGTCAATAAATTGATCTTCTGTGCGGAAAGTGTGCCCCATAAAATAAAGTCTATCAATCCTGCCGAGATCATTGGTGCTTCACAATTATGGATCTTCAATACGAAGAATCGTAAACTCGGTGTTTATAATACACTTGATGCTGAAGGCCTCTCGGTTAAAGGCACAACGATTATAAATTTTGATGAGGTGAAGTCTGTCATGAAGACACTACGTAAACCTGAAACAATCTTACCTGAAATTATTAAGGGTGGAAAAGTTTACATGAGAAACGCAATGTCCACGATCAATTCTGTCGAAATGCAAATGAATGGTAGGATCAATAAAGACATAGTAATATTAAGGGTGATAAAATGATTAACGAAAAAGAACTCGATCAGGTAATATTAAACAAGGCAAAAGAACTTGGATTTACCCAAAGTGATTTGGGTGATAGTTACCATGGATCACAAAGATTGATTATTGCCTTAGTTAAACACTTTATTGTATTGACAGGTGATCAAAAGTAAAGTATAATGTAAGTTAATATACAAAATTTGGAGAATTAAAATTATTATTTTCGACTTTAATCAAATTGCGATTTCGAATTTGATGGAACAAATTGGTTCATCGAAATCACCGGTTGAAGTTAACCTGGTTCGACACATGATTCTGAACTCGATACGAGCTAATATTCGTAAATTCAAATCATTTGGTGAAGTCATTATCGCCTGCGACAATAAAAAGTACTGGCGCCGTGAGGTCTTTCCCTTCTATAAAGCTAATCGTAAAAAATCAAGAGAAGATTCTGGCCACGATTGGCAATCAATCTTTGAATGCCTACACAAAGTTAAAGAAGAACTTAAACAACATTCTCCTTATCGTGTCATTGATGTTGATGGTGCGGAAGCTGATGATATCATCGGTGTATTGGCCAAGAAATATTCGGCCGGTGATAAGGTGTTGATTTTGTCTTCTGACAAAGATTTTGTGCAATTACAAGTATATCCTAATGTTTCGCAATATTCACCTATTATGAAGAAACACATCAAGTCGGATAATCCAAGTGCTCAACTTAAAGAGTTGATTATTTTTGGTGATAAGAGTGATGGTATTCCTAATATTCTATCGGCAGATAACTGCCTCGTTGAGTCGATTCGTCAGAAGTCTATCACTAAATTAAAACTTCAGGAAATGATGAACACTTCAATTGCAACCGACGGTAATGAATTGATGAAAAGAAATTGGGCACGAAATCAACAATTGATTGATCTTTCATTTATTCCTGAAAGCATTGTTAATTCCATCCTAAGTACATATGAAGAACTAAAGCCTTCAACGAGGCAACAATTCATGAACTATATGATTGCCAATCGTTTAACTAATTTGATCGAAGTCATTGATGAATTTTGATAACGAGATATTTAAAAAATGGAACTTAAATGAGTTTTAAACTATATTCTGAAATTTTAGAAGAATTTCACCAGATGCAAACGAAGAAAGAAAGAATTGAAGTTTTGCGGAAATATGAATCGGAAAGGTTTCGAACTTTTCTTGAGTACTGTTTCGATCCAGAGATCATATTCGATGTCACTATTACTGATTACAAACCTTCATTCAATCCAGCTGGCCTAAATGAACTTTATATCGATGGTCAAATTTTAAAGTTTTACAGATTCATTAAAGATCATCCAAACAGAACAGCTGGTTTTGGTGGAAAGAAACAACAAAATATACTAACAGCGATGTTGGAGAGTTTTCATAAAGATGAGTCGGAACTAGTTGTCAGAATGATTAATAAGAATTTATCAATACCATTTTTGACGCCGACTCTATTACGTGAAGCATATCCTAATATTAAACTCTAAGGATTATATAATGAAAGTTGCAATTGTGACTCCGACAATAGGAGGCGAATACCTTAATGCTTGTCTGGAATCAGTACGATTACAAACATATGAGGATATCACTCACTATCTTTTTGTTGACGGAAAAGATCATCATATCGATGTACAACTGGAATCGATTAAATTTCCCAAAGTAAAATCTATCATATTAGAAGAGAATGTTGGTAAAGGCTGGTATGGGCATAGATCATATGCAGCCTGTTCCTTTTTAGTTAATGCAGATATTATTTGTTATCTTGATGAGGACAATTGGTATGACCCTGATCATGTGGAGAAACTAGTCAAAGTTATTAAACAAGGTAATGATTGGGCATATTCACTGAGAAAAATTACCGACAAACAAGGCAAATTTATCTGCAACGATGATTGTGAATCATTGGGAAAGTGGCCTGTATATTTTGACGAAAAAGTATTTCATATTGATACTTCTAGTTTTGCTGTCAAAAGAGATGTTGCTGTTAAAGTTGGACATTCTTGGTACGGACAATGGGGTGCAGATAGACAATTCTTTCATACATTAAGTAAACATTTCAATAAGTTTGGATGTACCAATGAATACAGCTGTAATTATCGGTTAGATGGAAATGAAAATTCGGTAAAAGAAAAGTTTTTTGTTGAAGGTAATAAAGTCAACACGCAGAAGTATGGTGATAAATTTCCTTGGAATGAAAAACAAAATATTATAAGTTACTTAGGACCAAACATAGTTTTAGTGGAATAATATGATTCGAAGTGTGTTGATAACAGGAGGTTCTGGTTATTTGGGGAGTCATATATCCAAACTACTATATCGAAATCAATGGAATATTACTGTTCTTGATTTAGAACAACCTAAACATAACTATTACAATCGATATTATTGCAGTGATATTCGAGACAGAAATTCTGTTCAAAAAATATTTGATAAAAACAAATTTGATTACGTAATACACCTTGCTTCACGTATCGAGGTTGGAGAGTCGATGAAATATCCAACCGAATTCTGGGAAGTGAATGTTGGTGGTACAGTAAATCTGTTGAATGTAATGAAGAATTCCGGTAAAAGTAAACTATTATTCTCTTCTACAGCTGGTCTTTATTGGCCATCAAAAATTCCTTCAAAGGAAGAAGATTGTCATGTAGAAAATTCTGTATACTCAAATACCAAAGTCGCTTGTGAATCGGCCATAAGAGATTCGGGAATACATCATATCATATTCAGATATTTCAACCTCGCCGGCGCTGATCCAGAAGGTGATATCGGAGAAAGTCACGAACCAGAAACACATCTTATTCCTAACATATTTCAGAAACTAAATAATTTCACGATATATGGAAACGATTACGATACACCTGATGGTACTTGTGTAAGGGACTATGTACATGTTTGTGATGTCGCAGATGCTCATTTTAGTGCAATTAAGTATCTGGATTCTGGTCTGCCGTCCGAGATTGTAAATTTGGGATCAGGAGAAGGGCACTCGATTTTACAAGTAGTACAGATGTTCGAAGATTTATATTGTATCAAAGTGAATTGTCATTTTGGTAATAGACGTAGTGGTGATCCAGATTCTTTGGTTGCGGATATATCACGAGCTCGAAAGTTGTTGAATTACTCACCCAAACATAATTTGAAATCTATCATAGAAACTGCATATGAATGGCACAAAAAAATTGATCGTACCTGAAAGAGACAAAGAAGAAGATACTCCAGTGGAAAAAATTGAAGAGACTTTTCATAGCAATAAAATACATTTTTTATCCGGTACAATAGAACCGGAAAATGTAAAGAAAGCAATACAATGGATCTTATACGAGAATATAGTAAAAAATCACACAGTGAAATGCCTGACTTTATATATAAATTCAGAAGGTGGAGATTTATATGAGGCGTTCGGTTTGATTGATATAATGAAAGCCAGTGAATACCCTATAAGAACTATAGGATTAGGTTCTGTTATGTCAGCGGCATTTTTAATTTTTTGTGCTGGAGAAAAAGGACAAAGAATTATCGGAAAAAATACAGGTATTATGATTCACCAATACCATGATGAATTTCAAGGTAAACACCATGATATCAAATCTCGCATAAAAGAATCTGATAACTGTAATAACAGAATGCTGGATATTATTCAAAAAGCTTCAACTGTTGATATGAAAACTGTGAAATCACAACTTCTCCATTCGAGTGATGTTTGGCTTAAAGCGGAAGATATGATATCTCTCGGTCTAGCAGATCAAATTCTATAATCAGGTACTATTATGTCTAGTGGAAGTAAACATTTAATTAAACCCCAAAAGTCTAAATTCAAAAAAGATCAAGACAAAGAAACATTTAAACAATTTCGAAAAAAACACCGAGACAAAACAACTTATAGACTCATTAGAAAAGAGGAGGAAGAAAATGTCAGTGAAAGATATTCAGAAGAGGATTGAAGTCCTCGAAAGAGAAATTTTGGAGATGAAAATTTCCGAGAGAGACTTTCTTCAGAAGGAATTGAACCGCCTTAAGGTTCTAGAATTTGAAGAAGGTATTGTGGAACAAACTGAAAGACAACTGCTGCAAGGGTAGTTTAGTGTTGTAAAAATACAACAATTTAGTGCTTGACAATACAACCATTCCGTGATAGAATGGTTGTATTATGAATGAAACACTACAAGAAATTTCAGATTGGTCTTGTGATTACAAGATTCCCAACCACACCTATTTCCTAAATCGTGCCGGCAAATTAGTCGCATACATTAAAGAAGGTGCGGCCGATATTATTCATTTAAAAACACCAATTTCTTTCGATAAGCGATATCGTAAATTTATCAAAATTAAAGATAAATCTATTGATATTCCTAAAGAAAAAAATGTACGTTCCTTTAATGTCAAATCGAAGGATAATGAGTATACTGTATCTCTTGAGAATAATACAAAATTCACCTGTACCTGTACTGGTTTCACTTACAGAGGAAAATGTAAACATATTGAGGCTGTAAAGAATAAATTATGATGATTTATATTAATACAAAATCGCCCAAAAAACTAACCAAAAATAAGACTAAAAAAGAGTTAGCGGAATATAATAATTGGATTAAATCGATTAATTCTATTAAAACACCATCCGGCAGTATTATTAAGAAATCTTTAGTAACAACAAAACGCCCTAATCTTTCCTTTGTACCTCCGGGTCGTCAAACTAAGTGTTTTCCGTCTCTTGGAACAGGCGGTGGCACAGCGACAAAACCGGTCGATACTTTGCACTATACAGGCAGTAAAATGAAAGGGATAGGCACTCTCCACAAGTCCAATGCGGTTCCGGTATTTACTGACGAAGAAGCTCGGGATCAAGCAAATATGCGTAGATAGTTGTAAAAATACAACAGTTGTAAAAATACAACAGTTAAACGCTTGACAAAATCGCCCAAATCGACTATACTAGAATTGTTGAATGAGAGAACAAACATGAAATTACTTTCTACTGGCAATCCCAAAATCCTGAAAGGCATCAAGTCAGGTTACAATACATTCATTTTGCACCTTGCTCCCGCAAAATTGTCCGGATACAATACGTGTCCAAAAGCAACAGCTGGTTGTGCAGCGGCTTGTTTAAATACAGCTGGTCGTGGCGGTATGTTCAAAAAAGGCGAATCGACCAATGTTATTCAACAAGCTCGAATTCGTAAAACAATATTCTTTTTTGAAGAGCGCTCTGGTTTTATGGAGTGGTTGGTAAAAGATGTTGAATTGGGAATTAAACAATCCGCTAAAAAGGATTTAATTCCCGTTTTTCGTTTGAATGGCACTTCTGATATTTCATGGGAAAAGTATCCAGTGATCCGCAAAGGTGTCATGTATCGTAATATTTTTGCCGCTTTTCCTGAAACAATTTTCTACGATTACACCAAGATTCTTGGTCGTAAAGTAAAAGAAATTTCAAATTATTCGTTGACCTTCTCAAAAGCGGACGGTAATGATAATGATGTACAAAAGGCAATTGCCGAAGGTTTGAACGTGGCGACTGTGTTCGCTCTCAAGAAAACCGAAGCGATGCCTGAAACATATTTGAATCGTACCGTATTTAACGGCGATGATTCGGATTTGCGTTTTCTTGATCCTAAAGGTGTTGTGGTTGGATTGTACGCAAAAGGCAAGGCAAAAAAAGACACCACTGGCTTTGTTGTTAATCTGCAACACCCCGTTTTTATGCTTGCCAAAGCGGCATAAATCTGTTACAATGTATTTTCTTTCTTATATTATGGAGTTATTGAAATGACTAAAACCAAAATTGTTCGTCTAAAACCTTTCGAGAAAATGTTGAATGTAATGCTTAGTGGCAATCCTGTTACTAAGGAAGAATTCGAGACTTTGCTCGGTAATGAAATTATGATGTATCGAATTTCTACATATATCTGGCACATTAAAACCATTGCTAATGGTACTGTTAAGGTTATCAAAGACGGCCGTAAAGTTGCCGCTTATCAATTGATGAACGTTGGTGTAGTAACAAAGTATCTTGAAGATAATGGTGTTCTTTTAGCTAAGACCAGTCAAGTGAAAAAACTGAAAGACTTGGGTGCTAAGACTGAACCAGTGGTTGTCGAATCTGCTCCTCAGACCGAGCTCGGAGAATTGCAAGTAACCGAAATTGTTTAATATTATCAACCTTCATAGTCAGTGCTCCGGTACTGACTATAACCTATGGAACTTTACATTATGAAACATTGGAATTCACTAAATGATTTGGAAACACAATTGATTAAACTTGAAACAACAAAAAGTTTAATCACCATGGTGTGTAATTCCTTTGATAACACTCATATTTCGGATATTAAGAATAGTCTATATCTCGTTGAAGATTATATCGTGGATCTTGTGAAAAACACGAACGAAAAATATGAAACACTATTCGCTAACATACGAAACGAACAAGGCACTTTCATTTTTACCTCAATGAAAGAAGCTGATGAATTATCTGAAGTAATTTATAATTGGATTAAACCAAAACTCAATATTGTATAATGAATATTTTTTACTTACATCACGAAGTGAATACTTGTGCTAAAATGCACGTTGATAAACATTGTATAAAAATGATTCTTGAATATGCTCAACTTCTTTCTACTGCTCATCGTATTCTTGATGGCACTCAATCTGTTGGCCTGTCTGCTACTGGTCGTAAACAAACTAGATATGTTCTTCCTGATAGCCGTGAATCTGTCTTGTATATTGCTACTCATGTCAATCACCCGTCCGCTGTTTGGGTAAGAAAATCCATTTATAACTATATGTGGTTGTCTAATCTACTGAAAGAATTGTGTAAAGAATACACCTATCGTTATGGTAAAGTTCATAAATGTGAGCGTGATGGTTTAGTTGAGAGATTATGGGAAGTGGTTCCTGATAATATACCACATTCCGATTTTACAGAACCCACTCCAGCGATGCCTGATGAAGTGAAAATTGCAGGTGATTCTGTTGCATCCTACAGAAACTACTATATAAACAACAAGCAGCATCTTGCCTCATGGAAAGGCAAGATTAATAGTCGTAATGTACCGGAGTGGTTTCATGCCAATTTATAGATTTAGAGATAACGAAACAGATGAAATTTTTGAAGTTTCTATGAAAATTTCCGAGAAGTTTGATTTTCTTTCTGCCAATCCAAATTATGAGTCTGTAATCCAGGCTCCTTCGATTGTCTCTGGCGTATCTGTCAAAGGGAAAGTGCCTGATGGTTTTAAGGAAGTGTTATCTAGAATTTCAGAACAAAATAAGAACACTGAACTGGCTGATCGATACGGAAAGAAGTCGATTAAAGAAGCCCGCACAAGTGAAGTGGTTCGTAGGCACGTAGACAAAGTAACAAAGAGATTGAATTGAGAGTATTTGAACATATTAAACTTCCAGAATTGCAGTTTGATCTGGAATCGGAAACTAACGAGCACGGTCGTAAATATTTTCTGCCTGATGGGCGGACTTACGATTCTGTTACCACCATACTTTCGTATAATAAAGACGAAACGGCGTTAATTAAGTGGCGTGAAAGAGTAGGTGAAGTTGAAGCGAATAGAATCACGAAAAAATCATCAGATCGTGGTACAAAATTGCATGAAGTTTGTGAGAGGTATCTATTGAATGAATTAACAGAAATGAAAATTCGCATGATGATGCCTGACATAAAAGATTTCTTCACACAGCTGAGACCTTTTATTGACACTAATGTTGGACTAGTGTACGGCCTCGAACAAGTATTATATAGTGATAAATATAAAATGGCAGGTCGTACAGACACAATAGCTGTGTGGAATAATAAACTCTCGATTATTGATTATAAAAATTCGATCAAAGAGAAGAAGGAAGAATGGATTGAAAATTACTTCATTCAATGTACCGCATATTCAGTAATGTTCACTGAGATTACTGGATTACCGATTGAACAAATTGTTGTTCTTATCGCAAACGAAGAAGGTACACCTCAGGTTTTTGTAAGAGAAGTGAATAAATACTTACCTATATTCGAGGAAGTGATTCATAATTACCACAATTCTTCTAGGATTTAGTTTTATACCAAAGAATTCGTTGAAGGTATAGTAGTGACGGACAGGACGGGAGGTGACTGCTCCCCAGCTCCACCAAAAGTATATTAGCCCGATAGGACGCTCTAAAGTCTAAACTGGGAAAACTGAGTTCTAGTATACTTCTGATGGGGCTGAACAATGTCGAATCGACTGACGGAACAATGATGCTGGAGAATCGTGAAGCACTCACGTTAAATAGCGCAAAAAACGTAAATGCAAATGACGAAAATTTTGCTTTAGCAGCGTAATAACTGCTTAGGGTATTCGGTTGGTTTCCCTCGTAACAGAATTAACCAACCACTAATTCAAGGATTATATTATGAAAGTATATTTGAACAAATACAGAAGCCACTGGTTGAGTCCCTACACGATTTTAGAAAAAGTCTTTTTCTGGCGTGAGATTGATTATGATGAACCTGTTATCGAGAGATGGTCCGGTCGTCTAAATCCAATTTGTGAAGTGATTCAGGAAACTTTGGACATGTTACATCCAAAAATTGATTATGTTAAGATTGATTCTTGGGACACTTGGTCTATGGATAATACCTTAGCGAAAATTGTTTTACCTATGTTGAAACAACTTCGTGATACTAAAAATGGTTCACCTATGGTCGACCTCGAAGATGTTCCTGAACATTTGCGAACTACAAACACTCTTGAATATGATGAACAAATGGTTTTTGACTTCTACAAAGAGGAAAAATTATTTGAAGACGAATATCCAGATATTCACGCTCGATGGGATTGGATTCTGAATGAAATGATTTGGGCGTTTGAACAGAAAGTGAATGATGATGCTGAAGGACAATTCTTTGATCATTCCGGGTACGGAAACGATTTTGGTAAAGAATGGTTGAAAGATATATCCAAATCTGAGAGTAAACTCAAAATTGATTGGGATGGACTAAAAGCATGGCAAAAACGCAAGGAAAACGGTTTTCGCCTGTTTGGAGTTTATTTTGAAGGACTTTGGGACTAAATAATACACCAGATGTAATTCTGGATACACACAACACACTAGGAGAAGTAAATGAGTATGACACCCTATGAGCTCAGACTCGAGCTCTTGAAAATGGCAAAAGACATGATGACCAATGATTACTATGGTCAACGTGAAATCATTTCAAACGAATGGTCAACCAAGGTAGAAGAATCCAAGATTAATGGAACTCCTTCACCCGCACATCCAGGTTTTCCATTATTCCCATCAGAATCGGAAATAATCAAAAAAGCAGAAGCTCTCAATGGTTTTGTTTCCCAAACACCAAATATTCAAGAAGTAAAATCTAAGAAGTCCTGATGGGTCTAGGGGTTTAATATACCCCTTTCACCAAGGAGAACATAATGTTCAACAAAAAAATCACTGCTATCACTGCGGTTGCAACGGCTATCATTGTATTAAGTCTGGCATATTTGTTTCACCCCGTAGAAGCTTCGCAAATTGTTCCTATGGTTAGAGTAACGAGTAAGGCGGAAATATTTACAGTGAAGGCTGATGAATTATCCGCTAAAGAATTGCCTCCTATCATATTCAGATACTCTAATTTGGTCGAATATGATAGGAAACAAATTGAATGTTTAGCAAAAAATATGTACTATGAAGCTGGATCTGAACCAAGAGATGGAATCTTTGCTGTGGGTATGGTCACGATGAATAGACTACATTCAATTAAATTCCCACGAACCGTGTGTGATGTGGTATATCAGAAAACAGGCAATATTTATCAGTTTTCTTGGGTTGCTATGAAAGATAGCTTGACAAAGATAGATCAACAACTGTATAATAGAATCTTAGAAAAAGCAATATACATTTATTTTAACTATCACATGATGGTAGATGTTACAAGAGGTGCTCTATTCTTTCATGCCGATCACATCAGACCCGGTTGGAAGAGAGAGAAAGTTGCTCACATTGGGCGTCATATTTTTTATCGTTAAAGGAGTTACATTATGGCAGTACAACAAATGAGTGTGAATCAGATTTCTAATCCAGAAGATCAAAAAAAACTTTTGGATGTTCTGCGTGAGTGTTCAGCATCAATGACACGCATGGAGGGTGAGAAAGATTACATCAAAGAATCTGTAAATGATATCTGTAAAAAATTAGATTTACCCAAGCAACTAGTTTCTCGTATGGTTAAAGTATATCATAAACAAAACTATGATGAAGAAGTTGCTGTGCATGAACAGTTTGAAACCCTCTATGAAACTATCGTAAAATAATGCCTACAAAAGACGAGATGTTAAAATTCGCAGTAGCTATCGAAGAAATTGTGGCCAAAACCGACTACAATCATATCGAAGCTATCGTAGAGTACTGTAAACAGACAGGAATGGAAATAGAAGTTGCTTCTACACTGGTAAATTCTAATCTGAAATCCAAACTTGAGACTGATGCACAAGATTTAAATCTTTTACCTAAATCCAACCGTTTACCTTTTTAATATGACGGGATATGAAGCCTTCACGATTTATAATGCATTGAAGTTGCATTTTGAAACCGATTCCTACGATTTCTTTAAATATAACGGAAAGAGTAGAATCACAATTGAATCCTTTGAGAATCGTAAAGACAAATATTATTTCTACAAACTCAGTAGAAGACAAGAGAAGGAAGATTACATTCAATTCCTTGTTTCGAATCTACTGAGTAAAGAGAAATTATGGGTCGGTGATCTATTGGATGAACAAGCGGTAGTGGTTCACAAGAAAAGGATGTCAGTGGTACAATCTCTGACATACAAATTTAAACAGGACTGTGAACACCTCAGAGGTATGGTTGATAATGCAAACGAATTGTTTAAAACAACAGGTGACTATCCAATACTTTTGACTGAAACCTTACAAGGTTCAACTCAAATGGAAACACTTTGCATTCTAAACGATTTCATAAACTTCTTCCCTCTTTGGAACAAGAAGATAACCGATACAATTCGGTGGCCAAACTATAACCGTAAATGTATGAAGTATACCCCCTTTATACAATTCGACAAAGTTAAGTATAGGCAAATAGCAGTAGAAGCATTGAAGTAATGCTTGACAGTAGCATATATACATGATATACTATGTTTCATGTGGATAATCCGTAATATACAATATAAATTTTCATACGAGGTAATAAAATGGTAGATTTTGCAAAACTTAAAAAGAATCGTTCAAGTATCGAGCAACTCACTAAAGCGATTGAAAATACACAATCAAACGGTGAAGGAGCTAAAGGTTCTAAAGACGATGAACGATTCTGGCAACCCACAGCAGACAAAGCAGGAAACGGAATGGCAACAATTCGTTTTCTTCCCGCACCATCAGTAGATGGCGATGACGCTCTTCCTTGGGTACGAGTGTTTCATCATGGTTTTCAGGGACCAGGTGGATGGCTCATCGATAATTGTTTAACAACACTTAACGATAAATGTCCTGTTTGTGAACACAACAGCACACTCTGGAATTCAGGAATCGAATCCAATAAAGAAATCGTTCGCAAACAAAAGCGCAAGCTTACATACATTGCAAACATTCTTGTTGTTTCCGATCCTTCTAATCCAGAAAACGAAGGTAAGATTAAACTTTACAAATTCGGTAAGAAAATCTTTGATAAGATTACTGAAGCAATGAATCCAGAATTTGCGGATGAAACACCAGTTAACCCATTTGATTTGTGGGAAGGTGCAAACTTCAAAGTGAAGATTCGTCAAGTTGAAGGTTACCGTAACTATGATAAATCAGAATTCTCAGCCAAGTCAGCTGTCTATGATGGTGATGATGAGAAATTGGAAAAACTCTGGAAGTCAGAGTATTCATTGAAAGAGTTTACTGAGGCATCAAGCTTTAAATCCTATGATGTGTTAAAGCAACGTTTGGATAAAGTGTTGGGTTTTGATGGTGCAGTTAATATGCGTACACGTGCTGAACAAACTTCAGTCGATACGTATAGTGAGGAAGCAACTAGCGTTTTGGATAATCCAAGAACAGCAAGTGTTTCAACTGATGATGATGATTTGAATTACTTCAAGTCTCTTGCGAATCAAAACTAAGTAAAAGAAACCCACCGAAAGGTGGGTTTTTTATTGGTTAACCGGTGGCAGGTCCAGAGGCGTAGGCTATTAGTGAATACAAACGCTTATCATCTGTGTTGGCGTTTGAGGCCCCTGCTGCTTCATTCTGTATCGAAACGGTTTCTCTATTCACTCTATTCACTATAATAACTTCTTTTCCTCGATTAGCATTTTTCCTTATCGCAACTCTGGACAGCTGTTCTGTTGTATCACCGAATGATATGGGTTGTCCTATATTTGGAGTAACTCTCTGACCTTTCAATGATTGTTGATATTTGTCTTCCAATCTCTTGTCGAGAATTCTCTCAAAATCCTTTGCTTTAATCTGTGTCAATTCCACATTATTTTTACCTACATCGATGTCCTTGTACTCGGGTTTTCCGCTGAGATAGCCAAATTTTCTATTCCACAAATCGGCAACGGTCATGTTTCCATCACCTCTTAGTGTAGCTTGATATATTTCGGCAGCACCGGCTGGACCTATATAATGTCCCATATATGCATAAGCACGGTTGTCAGGAACTCCTGATTTTCTCATCTGCTCACGATTTTGTTTTTGTAACAAATCGTTTAGTCTTTCCTGAACTTCAGGCGTGAATTTAGTGTTCATACTTAAACCTAAATCATTCACAAGACCACCACCTTTAGGTCCACCGAATAGTGTCGAAGGCATGAATCCGTATTTACCCAATCCACCGGAATTGGCACTAGCCGATTGTCTATATGCTTGAAATTGTTGTACTTCAGATAGAGTCATATCAGTAAGTTTTTTACCGGAAAACTGTTCAGCTGTTTTCAGCGTCTCACCTCTTTCTCCCACTTTTGTATTGTATATGACGCCACTATCGTTAACTCTATCACCAAAGGTTATATCATAATTTCCACCTGATTCTGCACCACCTATAGCTTCATTGAGATTGAAACCCCTTGATGTAGAACGTCCTGGACTAGTAGAACGACCCAATGAAGGAGTGCCTGTACCAGTATCAGTTTTTGGTGTAATTACTGGCAATGTCGAAGCTTCGGCCGCTGGAAAAACATTAGTAGCAGCTTCAGCTAATTTTCCTTTGAATTCAGACACCGTTTCCTCATACTTCTTTAGGGGGCCTGTTCCATCAACTATGTAATCATATATCGATTTAAAAGTGAAATCCTTTGACAATGTGTCTATCATTCCATCAGTCTGTGATTCCAGTTTACCTATAAGTTGCAACCTTTCTTTGTCGAAATCTATAAAAGCCTTTTCTTTAAAATCTAGGAAATTATTTTTGAACGAGTCGAATTTTTCATCCAGATCGTCATATATTTCTTTTACTATAGATTTTTCTTTATTTTTTATGAAGTCTAAAAGTAGATAGGAAACTCCTACAGTACCAATCAATCCAATCATTTTTATCCAACTGAACGATGACTTTTTTGATTTATTGTTTACTCTGGTGGATTTTTTAGATTCGGATTTAAATTTTGACTCATAAGATTTTTCCATCTCCGAAGTTTTCTTATAATACATATCTGTCTTTTCGGCAGCAGCGGGAGAAACCAGTCTCACCAATTTACCGACATTTTTTCTAGAGACATTGATATCTCTAGCAATTTCTGAAAAATACATAGAATTTTTGGCAAATATTTGCGTATTTTTTTCTATGTTTTCCACTTGTACATTTTTTGTTTTTACATCGAGCCAACTCGGTGCACCAGTGTTATTAAATTTTTGTGGTGTGGAGTCAGACTTATAAGCTTTTAGTGACGGAAATAAAGCTGTTAGAATTCCAGTCTGGTTGAATATTCGACGGGGATCGATAGTCTCTTTTATTTTGTCTTTAAGACTGCCGAATAAAGCTCCGGTTCTACTTTGACCAGACGATCTTCTACGTGAAACGATTTCACTTAATTTAGACATTTAGGTCCATGCTCCTGCTTTACCAGTGTATGCGGGAAGATCGGGAAGATCGCGATTCATAACGTCCGGAAGAGGTTGACGAGTTCCACCTCCACCAGTAGATGAGTTTTCTTGCGTAGGTAAATTTACGCTTTGTATATTTGTATTTACACTTTCATCAGACAGACTTTGAAATTCTTCAAATCCTGAATTGAGTAGAGATCCCGAATTATTTTCTCGTAGTGTGGTAACAGGGGCTCTAGGTGCATCTGTTACCACACCACTAGTGGTATAGTCCACAAACGGTTCAGCTTTTAATGCGAGCTTGCCATCTATAGATTTATTATATGCCTTTCCAGCTTCATTGACTTGCACACCCGGACTCATTTGTTCACCGACCGGGTCTGCTTTCATTAATGGATTTATTAATCTTTCTTCAACTTCTCCAAGACTTTCAACAGCACCAGCACGAAGCCATTCATCGATAGTCTCACTGTCTGCCCCATATTTGTCATATAATTCTTTATCGTTTAAATAAAATCTATTTCCTTTTTTAAACGATAACTGACTACGCATAACACCCACAAAATCCTGAAACTCTTTCTGTCCAGTTTGACCGGCGTAGGATTCTCGCATGAATCTTTCTTCTTTTGTCTTATGACCTTTGGCTCTCAACTCATTGTATATTGTACTTTCGTCTTCATTCATTTCACCAGATAATTTTTTTCGATGCAGTTCATTGAATAAAAACGATTCTTTTTCTTTATTTAACAGACGTTTTCTGAAAAATTCTGCCAAAACAAGTAGGGCTAATGCTGCCAATACAACTTTACTGGAAATTACTGCTTTAATTATTGTTGCCAATCCTCCAGCACCCATCAAAGAAAAAACTTTACCTAAAGATTTTAATAATTTTCCAATAGAAGTTTTGAATAAACCAAACAATGAGGTGATTACTGTTGTCAATACAACTTTTAAAGTGGTAAATAAACTAGTGACTAGTCCTTGTAGTAAGGTGAAGAGTGTGCTGAATATTTTACCTATTGTTGTTGTAACAGCTTTAATTAAACCACCCACTATTGACAACAGACTACCTAGAAATCCTTTAGATTTCTCCTCTTCATCGGAAAGGGTAGTATTTGGACCAGTTAGTTTAGGTCGTGTTTTAAATTTACTTTCGTATTCCTTTTCCCTCTCTGAACTCTTCTTGAAAAAGTTGTCAGCCTTTGTTTCAGGTTTTAATCCAACAACTTTGACCAGTTTCGAAATGTTCTGTCGCATGACATTAACATCCCTAGATAATCCAGGTAAAGCCATGGAGTTCACAGCGGATATTCTTGTATTCTTTTCGACAACGGAAAGATCCATTCCTCCATTCATCGACTGTGGTGAGTTTGATAACTCCGCAGTTCGTCTCTGAATCAATTTACCAGTTTCTTCACCGACACCTTTTGCTTTATAAGCTTTAAGTGAAGGAAAAAGAGCGGTGAGAATTCCACTTTGATTGAACAATTGACGAGGATCAATCTTTTCTTTCAACTTATCTTTTAGACTGCCAAAGAAAGAACCGGTCCTACTTTGACCGGACTTTCTTTTCGATCTGATTACATCTGCCAACGTTGCCATTTATTTTCTCTGTTGTTGTAACGCTTTCATTCTTTCAGTTTCTTCTTCAAGATATTTCAACAATAAATTGACGTAAATATCTCTTTCCCAAGGTAACATGTTATCCAATTCTGTCAAACTATATTTGTGATGTTGCATCATTGCAAAATTAGTCTGATAGTAGTTACCTAAATTATCATGACTAAAAATTACACGAAAAAACTTTGTATGCCTTCTAAAGTAATATTTTCGTTATACCCACATTTATTACATTTAAACTCTAAATCTTTTTTGACTTTTGGTAAAGTATCGAAAAATACTTTTACTTTTTCCAACTCTTTTGATTGTAAGGAATCCAAAAATTCTATCAATTCTTCACGACTAGAATCTTTCGCATAATAAAGACTGTCTTCATCGTAGATATAATCGATACAATCCACAATTAGATCGATGATCATGTCAAATTCGTCACCGGAAGTTTCGTTACCTAAAAATTTCATATTAGGATACTTCATGACGATGCCTAATTTATCGGTCAATTGTATTTTATTGGAATGATTCTCATCGATTGATGGTTGAATCTCTAATAAATTGACTTGCATCTCTACGACATTATTACATTTATGTGATTCACCACTTTCTTCTTTGATGTCATTGTTACATTTGTAACTGAGATCGACAACTTCTCCTATTGACCTGGCTCGTAGGTTGAGAAACAGAAATTCGATATCAAACATCGGCAACATCTCAACATCAATCTCATCAAGAATACAATTATTTAAAACTTGTATAACTGTACTGAATGCCGATTTGGAATCAACATCTTCAGCTGCCATTAAGAACAATTTTTCTTCTTTGACGGTGAATGGTCGAAATCTAATTTTTTTGCCAGTTGAAGGCAATTTCAATTCAAAGATTGGTGTGTCTATTTTAGGTAAAGCCATAATTACTCCATTAATAAATTATTTACGGTCTATTCAAACCGAAATTGATAAGGTTTTCTTGGGAAGGATTAAATCCACCATTAAACACCACTCTATAACTCTGATATGCAAATGAAACATTCAGTCTCAGAAAAGCATCATCAGACCAACTCATCGATTGTGCAGACATTCCTACTGGATAAGCATCAATCAATTCTATTTGCAGTACATTTTGAGCCTGTTCATCATATTTAAAAATCTGTATATTAGTCAGGTATCTAGACTTCTCACTCTTTGGAAATCTAGGATTATTGGTATCTGTAGGTAATATTGCTTGCATCCATCTGTCAAAAAATATCCTTTCTGGCATTGCTCGGGTACACAAAAATGTCATATTCATGTCCTGATATTGGGCAAGATAAGGCACTTTAAAAGTAGGTCCGTAAACCTTTGCCTCATGCGTCAGAAAAGACTTTCCAGGCAACTCAGCACCTTCACATAGGAAGGCCAACTGTCTTGATAGAGTAACATTGGATGTTCTTTGTTCCTCTGATATAGGACCCCGTCCAAGCGATTCATTAATGAAACTTGTTATAGGATCAATGAAAGAGTTTACAAGATCATTCCGAAAGTTTGTAATAGCATCCGTGACCCTATAGGTAACATAGTTATTGATATATGTCGGTATCGGTATAACCACGGCAAAAAGACTAGACTTTGCCGGTCCGCCTAGACCTTTCATTGTCGATAAGAAATCGTTGGGTGAGAATGCCATCAGTATTTTTTCCTAGAATCTGCCCAAACTTTAGAACTTGAGCTCTTTTGAAATTGTTCAACAGGTAATAATGCAGCTATGTCCCACTCATTCGCATCAATCTCAAGGAAACGAGACTGTACATGAGAGAAAAGATATCTCTTGACACAAGGTTGATATGACATTGAAGTTCTACTCAACAAATCATAACTCAATTTCAACTTTGTTGTTCTATCGAATTTAGTATTTGTAGCATAATCGCTCAATGCATCCAGAAGAAAAATTCGTTGCTTTGGGTGAATATAATGCAGATTCAACCCTAAAAAACCGTCTTGGTATCGTTCTATTGGTAAAACCAATGGGAACCTATCGTAATATTGCAACTTATCTTTCGTTTTAGGATCATAATAGAAGAAGTACATACTTCCAATAAAAGTGGAACTAGACATTCGTTGTCTATCAGCCATCAACTTTTCAGCTGAAGGATTGAGATTCTTTATCTTTGTTTCTAACCATGATCGAGCAAGTCTGGATCTTGGTGCAAGTCCAGTTTTTCCTAGTTCTCGATTGATTCTGTCTAATAGTTGAGCCATATTGTTATTTATATCAGGTAAATTTATTTCTGGAACAACATCATTACCTCAATTAACCATTGGAAGAAGCATAAGTAGTGGTGTGCTGTTTCAGAAGATTATTTAATACCTAATTCTTTCTCCGTTAGTACTTTGAATTCCCAACCATGTTCATGACAGAATTCATCAGCTGCTTTCCATTTACATTGGTTTATAACATAAGTGGCAGATTCAGTGATGTATCTTTGAGTCTTTCTTTTACGAACCGGTTGCTGAGTTTGTGCAAAAGGTTTGACTTCTATTAGGTAGGTCATTACCTTTCCATCAGATTTTTTCATCTTAACGATGAAATCAGGAAAGTATCGATGCATCTTTTGATCGATTGGATTGAAATAAGGTATTGAAATCTCTTCAGAAGCCCACCAGATAACCTGCGGGTGGTCATCGAAATACTTCATGACACGCAATTCCCAGCTGGAACGAAATATAATGTTATCTGCGTTTCCATTATATTTATTTGGATTTTTAGGTTTGAAGTAACCTTTGTAGGTTTTATTGCCGAAACTCATATAAATATATAGTCATCTTTAAGGATAGCTATGTCCATTCTCTCATTTCTAGATACAGTTTACGATACTTACCAGAATTCCCAAAGGAATAGGCCGCCTGGATCTTATAAACTGATCGATAATACTTATGATTACCGTACTTTTCGATATCCAATGGATATTGGAAATTATGATAAAGGTCATTATATGGTCATTCATATTAACCAGCAAAAAAAGACACAATTTGGTACAGAAAAACACCCATCCGATAAACCAACAGCTATACAAAATCTACTTGATCTTCAGGCGAAAAGAGGTCGAGTTGGTTTCGGTTCAGCTTTAACTGAGGTTACCAATAGTGTTGGTGGAAGTATCTCGAATAATGTTAATACATATGCTAGCACTATCTCTAAGCTTTTACCAACTTCTCCAACGGTACAAACTGGAATATCAGCGATACAAACGGGAGCAAACCAAATAGGTAGTGATCTCTCCTCTTTTAACAGTGATGGGTTTGTCAGAACCATAGAAAGAACCACCGATTCGGTTGTGCTTTATATGCCAGACACTTTAAACTTTCAATATTCACAGGTATATGACGATCTGAAAGTTGGAGCCGGATTGGCGGCAGGCGGTCTGGCGGCTGGTATCTCGGTCTTTGATCAAATAAAGAAGAGTGGTATGGCGGTCGATAAGAATGTTATTTCTCCTTTCGTATTTGCTGCACTTGAGGCTGTGGGCAGAGGAACTCTAGGAGATTTGGGACGAGCTGGAGTTTTTGCCATCAATCAGATGGTACGAAACCCAATGTTGGAGTTGATCTACAGTCAACCACAATTACGTACATTTCAATTCGATTTCAAATTTTATCCGAGAGATGAAAGGGAAGCTTTAGAAGTACAGAATATTATTGAGAGACTTAGATTTCATCAAGCACCAGAAATTAAATCTGGTACAACTGGTTACTTTTTGATACCTCCTTCAGAATTTGATATTAAATTTTATTATAATGGTAACATTAATCCAAACATCGACAAACTGTCTACATGTGTACTTGAACAGATAACTATCAATTATGCGCCTCAGGGATTTACTGCTTATGAGAGTGCTAACGAATTGAAACCAGGTTTGGGTAGAACTGGTATGCCTGTGGCCATCGAAATGACATTAATGTTTAAAGAAACACAGATTATGACGAAGGACAGTTATAGATTTAATACAATAAATGGATCGACCTCTAGAGAATTTTCGAGTCCTGAAGACTTTGATGGACAATATGTAGAGACTCCTGAAGAAACTGATAGATTATTATCATCTTTGACTGCACTCGATCCACAACCTGGCGGTCCACCGTAAAGGAAAAATAAAATGATAAAATATTTTCAAACATTACCTAAAGAATTTTATGTTTCCGATGACGGAGCTACATCGGTAGATATCGTTACTAATATAACAAGTTTAGTTTCTATTAACGATGATCTTAAAAATAATGGTGTTGTTTTTTATGATTATCTTGTGGAAGATGGCGATACACCAGAAATACTTGCACATAAATTTTATGGAAATTCAAATAGACATTGGATTGTTTTGATGTTGAACGATATTGTGCATCCTCAGTTTGATTGGCCACTTAGTACAAATTCTCTTGAACTCTATATCGACAAAAAATATGAGGCACAAGCTAATAACACTATGAGTGGATTACAATGGGCAAAAACTAATACAAAAACACATTATAAGATTGTTCGTAAGAAATATTTGAATACAAATTCGGTCGATGTTTCATACATTGAAATTACCTCGAATACTTTTGCCAATACAACTTATGTTAAAAATGAATACACACTGAAAAATGGTAATAGAATTGATATAGAATCTAATGCAACATATATCACATATTACACCCACGAAGTTTCACAGAATGACAAGAAACGAAGAATAAAAATGTTAAAACCTGATTATGTCGAAATGATTGAAAATGAATTACAGGATAAATTTACAGTATGACAACTGAAATAACTTCTACACTCGAATACGAAATACACAATCTTGTACTAGTTACACAATATGGAAATTATGAAATACGTGATATATTCCTTGAGTTGAATGTATATGATCACATTTTATATCCATGTATGTCTGGTAACATTGTTATATTGGATTCTACCGGATTGATTAATAAGTTGAGTTTTGATGGATCTGAATTTATTCTTATGGATATTTCCAAAAAAGATAAACAATTGAGAAGAAAAAAGGCCTTTCACATATTTAAAATGACCGACAGAAAATCGAAGAGCTCCAATAGTGAAAGTTATGTACTACATTTCATTTCTGATGAATTCGTTTATTCTGAACAAAAAATTATCAATCGATCCTTTAAAGGTAAAGCTTACTCTGAGATTGTTGCTGAGATTCTAACTAAGGATCTTAAGGTGGATAACAATAGATTGACCGGACTCTTTCACAAATCTTCTAGAATGAAAGAGGTTGTTATTCCAAGTATGAATCCTCTGGAAGCTATTAACTGGTGTTCGAGAAGAGCTGTCAATTCTGATTTTTTATCCGATTTCTTTTTTTATGAAAATGCTATAGGGTACAATTTTGCTTCTTTAACGGAACTAAAAAAGAAAGATCCAATTTTTGATGTCAATTTTACTATCAAAAACATAGAAGGATCTAAAAGTTTGGAAATGTTTGGTGTTAGAGATTTTGAGATAATTGTTCAATATGATTATATCAAAAATATAAAATCTGGAGTTTTTGCTGGAACATTTATTGGTTATGATCCTGTTACGAGAACTGTAGTTGAACAGAAGATATCTTATGACGATATTATTGGAAATAACACATTCAATAAAAACTCTAAGGTTGTTAAAACAACAAATAGAGACGGTAAAACAAACTTACAGGAATATGACTCCAGAAGAGTGGTTTTTCCGGCTGCATTGGGTAGAGAAAGCAACGGTTACATAAGAGCTAATAATCCGTCAAGTTTGTCTCTTAATGAGACTCCTGAATTCTTTATTTTACAGAGACGAGCTCTATTGCAAAATCTTTTCGCAAAAAGATTGAAGATAATTTTACCTGGGAATTTTAGTATAACTTGTGGTGTCAATTTAAATATAAAGAAACCTAAAAATTCTACATATGAAGAGGATAATAATATTGACAAGTCTATATATGGTAAATATTTGATTGTTTCAACGAGACATATGATTAGAGCCAATCAACACGAAACAGTTCTCGAATTGGTCAGTGATTCATTGGCATCATCAACGAATGGAACTGATATAAATATAAAAGAGGTATTAAAATATGGATGATCGAACCATATGGGTAGGAATAGTAGAAGATAATACTTCTGATCCTTTGAAACTTTGTTATTGCAAGGTGAGAATATTCGGAACACATAGTCGAGATTCTTCCGTACTTCCGACCTCACAATTACCTAACACACTGATAGCTGGAAGTTTCGACGGAAATTTCGCACTACCTGCTATTGGCACCTGGGTAATAGGAATATTTTTAGATGGTGATGAACAAAATCCAGTAGCTACTAATACTCTACCTGGCCTAGTTAACGATACGACGTATGTTAGCTTAACAGGTAATGAAGCTGCAAAAAGCGCAGCACTTATAGCTAAACAACCGCAACCAAAAAATACAGAACCACCTAAAAAAGGTGAACCTAGCACGCCTAAAATTACCAGAACTGCCGGTGGAACACTTGTGGATTATACAAACAAGTTGCGAAAACATTCATGTGATGTATCTTTGCGTGTTGATGAAGCTATAGCTAAAGCTAAAGGATTTGTTAAAGTTATTATAAAAAATATTCGTGATGCTATCTTAGGAATTCTAAAAGCATTAGGATTTAATCCAGGATCTTCAGCTATTGTTAGTTTTCTGGAAGATATAAAAAGAATATTGAAAGAGATTAATAAATTTTTGAAAGATGTAGTTAAAAATATTGCTGAAATTACCGAAGCAATACGAAGAATTCGTGCGGTGATTGAATATATTTTAGGTCTTCCCGCAGAGTTGTTAAGATTGTTTAGAGATTGCTTAAATAAATTGCGAGCTATTTTAGCTACAGCTCCTTTAGAAATACTTAGTGGAGCTCAAGAAGGACTAGGTGATGGTTTAGATACTGCTGGTATAATATCCAGTTTTGTTTCGGTTGTAAATGAAACAAAAAGTGTTATCAATAATGCGGTTACAATAGCTGCAGCTCCAGCTGCAATAATTACATCTCTTTATCGACCTTCAGGCATGTCTACGACCGAGGTAGAAGATATGATTTCCCAATCATATGGATTAAATGCTTTCAAATTAACCAATTACACTGGACCTTAAGAGAATATTATGTCAGATAAAAATCTAGGTGAATTTGCAATAACTGAACCAGAATCGGCAGCCAATACTGCCAATCCTCCACAATGGCCTTTTAATAATGCGAGAGAGACGGCTTCAGGACATCTCTTCGAAATGGATGACACTCCTAGTAAAGAACGTGTTAGATTGACCCATAGAACCGGCACATTTATTGAAATGCATCCTGATGGTTCACAGGTCAATCATATTTTTGGTGAAAGTTTTCAGATCATAGAAACTGACGGTCATGTTTTGATTAAAGGTACGTGCAGTATCGTTGTTGAAGGTAATGCTGCGATAGATGTTCAAGGCGATTTAATACAGCATGTTGGTGGTAACATGAAAACTCTCGTTGATGGAGATTATGATTTACTCGTTCTTGGAGATACTAACATTGTCACTAAAGGCGAGCTTGATCTTAACACCGGATTGGATGGTAGTTTAACTTTAGGATCATCCGACCTTTTTATTAATTCTGATCTAAGAGTTAATGGCAGATTGTCAGCTGAACAAATAACTTCAACAAACGACATTACAGCTGGTACAGGTATTCATGCTGGCGTTCCTGGTTCAGTCAATCCTCTGGCAGGAATTTCCACTCTCGGTGGATTATCTGTAGGCTATCCTGCTGCACCCCAAACGGGTATTCTTTCAGCCTTCCCTATAATTTGTCCAACTGTTTTTGCTGTAGAGTTAGTTGACCATGGTGGTGCTGTGTCTCTGATGCGTGTTGTTTATAATTCACATAAACATCCGACTCCAGGTCCTGCGGGTCCTTCGGGCCCGGTTAGCGTTTTGATGACACCATAAATATAATGAAACGGATTTGAAATATGACAACGATATATGAAAGATTGGATTTAAATTTTGACACTGACAAATTTGGTGATGTTAATGTATTGGATGAGAAGACAATACGTTATTATACTGAATTTCCTAATACATTAAAAGATTGGCAATATGCAGATATCACAGGTGCACCACTATCACGCTCCGACTACTTTAGAAATCCTGTCATAAATGTTAGTTCGGAATTGAGAGTCACCGTTAATAGTATGATTCAAATTGCGAACGGTGTATCTTATGCCAATTCTCCAAATACGGGTGCTCAAATCTATACCACAGCTGTTTCGACTCTTCCTGAAGTAGATGCATTCATTACACATACTAATAATGTATCGGGTGTTTCTGCAGAATCGATGAGCACTCCTGATGTTCCTAGTTATGATTTGGCCTTATCTATTGGAAATGAGATATTAAGGATTGTTGTTTCAGAAGAAGAGATATTGAATGCTTCTCCGTTTCTTGGTAATTTTACCAGTTTGTTTATAGAAGATGATTTGCGAGTTTTAGCTAATAATTTGGTTATCAACGTTTCAGAATTAGCAAATTCAATAACTATAATATACACGGAAGAATCTCCTTATGTATCATATGAGAGTAACCTTTCTTCTTCTAAAATAAACTCCATATATTCTAATATTACTGCGGCATACGATCTTGTACATGATAGAAGAATAGAAGATTGGGAATTTTATCAAAGAAGTCAACAAATTTTAAATGATTATATGATGCTTAATAGATTTAATAACCTAGGTAACACACAAAGAACACTAATAAGTGATTATATTGGTACAGATAGACTGAAAAACAACCTCGCTAACACATAAATAAAGTATGGCCACTTCAATATTATCTTCACCAAGACAGTATACCGATTTAGACCTAAATTTTGTTGTTCATCCGATTAAGAAGGATATCAACAAAAATGTAGGCACCGCAGCAGTAATAAATTCAGTTAAAAATTTATTGTTGACGGCACACTATGAAAAACCATTTCATCCAGAAATTGGCTCCAACATGAGGAAAATGTTGTTTGAACCTATGGATGCAATTGTTGCTACTAATATACAAAATGAAATAGAACAGACAATCAATAATTATGAACCCCGTGTCAAAATAAGAACGATTGTAGTAAAACCGGATTTCGACAAAAATGGTTTTTTAGTGCAAATGGATTTTTTTGTTTTGAATGTGACACAACCAATAACCATTAGTTTTTTCCTTTCAAGAGTGAGATAAATGGCTGACCGATTAAAAGTCACCGAATTAGATTTCGATGACATCAAAACAAATCTGAAGAATTTTTTAAAACAACAATCAGAATTTCAGGATTATGACTTCGAAGGTTCTGGTCTAAGTGTTCTGTTGGATGTCTTGGCTTATAATACACATTATAACGCTTATTACATCAATATGATTGCTAATGAATCTTTTTTGGATACCGCACTATTAAGAAACTCTGTTGTTTCTCACGCTAAAAAATTAGGATACACTCCTAGATCGGTTTCCTCTGCAATGGCAATAATCGATCTAACTGTAAACTCTGGAAATTCAACACCCGGATTTTTAACTTTACCCAAAGGTTACATCTTTTTGTCTGACGAGGTAAATAATAGATCGTATAGTTTTGTTACTTTGGAAGATCATAGTGTTGCCAAGTCTGGAAATAACTTTATTTTCACTTCTCTTCCTGTTTATGAGGGAACACTGGCCTCATATTCATATGTACATAATCAGGCGACTAATCCAACACAGACATTTATTTTACCCGATCCTAATATCGATACGGAAACTCTAACCGTTTCAGTACAACCTTCAACAGTAAATACTGATATTACAATTTTCAACACATCTACTGATTTATTGACACAAACTTCCGATGCTGAAATTTATTTTCTTCAAGAAGCTACTGATGGAAAATATCAAGTATATTTTGGAGATGATGTTTTTGGTAAAAAATTGATAGACGGATCTTTAGTAACATTTCAGTATTTGATAAGTTCAGCTGATGCACCAAATTCAGCTAACAATTTTGTGGCCACTTCCTCTGTTTCTGGTTATTCCAATATGGTCGTGACTTCAAAAGTTAAAGCTTCGGGTGGAGCTCAACGAGAGTCAATTGAAGACATCAAATTTGCAGCACCTCTTCAGATTCTATCCCAGAATAGAGCTGTCACGAAAAATGATTATATTAGATTGATACTACAGAAGTATCCAGCTTTTGAGGCGGTCAATGTTTGGGGTGGAGAAGAAAATGATCCTCCTGTTTACGGTAGAGTGTTCGTTGCCGCAAAACCTAGACTAGGATTTGAAGTTACGGATACGGTTAAGAATTTTGTCGAAACTGAAATATTGAAACCTATCAGCATTCTTACCGTCACACCTGAGATGGTTGATGTGGATTACAACTTCTTAAAAGTAGAGGTTGATTTGGTGTATGATAGAAATAAGACTACGATGACAGAAAGTGATATGAAGAACTCTTTGAGGAATTTAATTTTAGGTTTTTGTAACAATAACCTGAATAAGTTCAACACATTCTTCAACTATTCAGGATTGGAATCAACTATACAAAATTATAACAAATCGATAATCTCGAATGAAGTTGAATTGTTAGTTGGTAAGAAATTTAGGCCAGATTTAACGAAACCAAACACATACATTTTGGATTTTGGACTACCTTTAAATAAGGGAGCATTAACCAATAACTTCTATTCAACACCAGACTTCACTGTGGTCGATGAAGAAGGTGTTTCACGACAATGTTTTCTGGAAGAAGTTCCTTCATCATTCTCGGGTCTTGAATCGGTTATCATTTCTAATGGTGGATTTAATTATACAACAACACCAACAATCGAAATCATAGGTGATGGAGAAGGAGCCACAGCAACAGCTACTATCATTAATGGTAAGTTAGCTAGAGTTACTGTTAATTCTCCTGGTGTGGGATACACAACAGCCACGATACGTATTGTTGGTGGCGGTGGTAACTCTGCTTCAGCTATAGCAGTGCTTGAAGGTAGATACGGACAGATTAGAATTTCTTATTATAAAATCGATGAGGTCACAAGTGAGTATACAAAAATTGTACTCAACAAAAACAGAAATTCTGGTGTCGCTGGAACAATAGATTATGTTTTAGGTAAAATAACAATAGACAATTTTGGACCAACTGCAATAAATAATGACTTCGGTGACATTACAGTTTACATGAGACCATCGAGTAACATTATTGAATCTAAGTTAAATAAAATGTTAGTTTTAGATTCTGATGATGCAACAAGCATTGTTGTAAACACTTTAGCCGTTAAAAGATGACAAAAATATTAACATCCTCTATTGTAAGACAACAGTTACCTGATTTTATTCGCTCAGAATATCCTATATTCGTAACATTCTTAGAAAAATATTATGAATGGATGGAATTGTCCGGTAATGCATTGGCTGAATCTGATAAACTTTCTGTTATCAATGACATCGATGTTACTCCTAGTTATTATCTTGAACAAATTAAGAAAGAATTTCTACCTTTTTTCCCTGAGATAACATCAATTGATAGTAGAAAGTTTATAAAACTGATTAGTAATTTCTACTCAGCGAAAGGAACACCAGATTCGGTTAAATTCTTATTCAAAGCTCTCTACAATGAAGACATTGATATTTTCTATCCAAAAGATGATATATTAAAAGCTTCTGATGGTAAATGGGTTTTACCGCTTGCACTACGAATAGACACTAATGATGAAAACATATTAAATATCGAACAGTGTCTATTGACAGGATCACAATCGAAAGCTACTGCTTTAGTTGAAAAGGTTGTTCGATCTATAGATAGACAATTGGGTATTATATACACGGAAGTATATGTTTCTAATGTGGAAAAATTATTCGTTACTGGTGAAATGGTTACTGCGACCTACAATAACGGTGTTGTTAATGTAAATGTGAGTGGTAAACTCATTGGTGCTCTGTCTGAAATTAAGATTGATCCTCTTAATAGAGGTCTTTTTTACAATGGATATAATCCTGATACTGGATATGATGGAGACCCATTAACAATTGTTGGTGGTCTTAATCCCGAAGCTAATACGCCGGTTGGTGCTATTGCTTATGTTGGTGCAACCACTCAAGGTAGCATCACAGATATTCTGACGGTTAATGGTGGATTTGGTTTCCGTAATCCGGCCAATTTCCCAGGTAGTTCAATCATAGATTTTTCGGGTGGTTTTACTGATGGTCTATTTGGCACCGAAGCCAAAGCTGATATTACACTGATGGATTTGAGTAATTATCGAACAATGAATGTCAGTAATACCAGCATTGAAGTCATCCAATCAATTACATTGGAAAACGTTTCTGCGAATATAATTACTAGTAATGTCAATTCTTTATCTTCTTATGAAACATTAAATGTTTCTCCTATAGCTTTTGTATCACTAACGGGGTCAGGTGGTGGATATAAAAATCTACCAGACGTGAACATATACAGTTACTATAATGAAGACAATCCTGATGTTTTGGTTATAAACACAACAAATGCTGTTAAAGGAACAAATGTACTTTTTGATTTCTCCCAAAACTTAACTAATTCATTTCAAGTAGGAGATGTTGTTAGGTTGTTCCTTCTTAATAGACTTGAAGAGATAATGAAAGTCACCGAGGTAACAACAAACTCCATTTCTCTGAATAGAAATTTTCAAAATGATATAAATGGAATATCTGTATATAAAGTTACGAAAAGTGATTTAGTTAATCTAGGTTCTCTTGGTCGTATACAAGTTGTTAATCCTGGCCAAAACTATGCGGTTGGTAAATACTTGATATTCACAGGAGGATCTGGATATGGCGCAAATGCCGTAATCACTCAGGTTTACGCTAACAATGGAATAAAGACAGTTTCATTCGTTGAGACTCAAGATTATGTTGTTGGTGGTGAAGGATATTCCATTGGTGATCTTCCCACAATCAGCATCGCCAATACTGTTGGAACTAATGCTGTTTTGCAGGTATCTGAGATATCCGGTGATGGTGAACAATTAAGTTTAACCACTTCTAGAATTGGATCAATTTCTTCGATTAGGGTACTCAGTTATGGTTATGATTATGTGTATGCTCCTAGTGTATCATTGAGAAATGCTGATATAACACTCGATGGTGTTACACCAGGATTATTATTTGTGGCTAACACAAGAGTATATCAAGGATCTTCAAACAGTGTTGCGACTTTTTCCGCTTTTGTAGATTCTTTTGATCCTGATACGAATGTTATTAGGATATTTGATTATATTGGAACATTTAATACATCATTGGCACTCAAATCTGATGATAATCTTATCACAGGAAATGTGATAAGTTCCGTATTTTATGGTGATGGTCGAGCTAAAGTAACGGCCGAATTCGAAAATGGATTGATAAGATATCCAGGACTGTATTTGAATACCGACGGACAAGTTAGTTCGGATAAAAGAATTCAAGATGGTGTTAAGTACCATAATTTCTCTTATATTATCAACACAACAAAAGATTATGAAACATTCAGAGAACCTCTTAATCAGATTGTTCATCCTCTAGGTACAAAAACCTTTGTGAATCGTTTATTTGATAATGATATTCCGGTCACAGCAAATCTTCAAAACATAATTTACATAGAAACAGATTTACAGGAAACATTCAATACAACTTACAATTCAAATAATATTGTTTCGACCAATACCAGTTCCAATTTAACAACATCTGTAAATGTTGGTGATACGATTATTGTACGTAGTATAGAGAAACAATTGCAAGGAACAGTTAATGTTTCTTACGGTTCCAATGTTGTTACTGGAAATTCTACGAATTTTATCAATCAAATACAAGATGGTGACACAATCGATTTATCGACAGGCAATACTGAGATTGTTGCTAATGTGATATCCAATACACAATTCATCACGCAGAATACGATTTATCTTTCATCGAATGGTGCTACTATAAATATAATATTCGATGAAATTGGAACGGTTAACTTTGTGAATGCAAACACTATATTATTAAACACAAATATAGACTCTTCAGCCAATTTTGTTACATCAACCATCAGAAAAGTTAAATAAATAACAATATGAGCTACTTATTAACAGAAAATTTTAAAATTGAAATGGCAAAAAAAGTCTATGATTTAATAGACCTGAGTAACAATTCAATTTTACCTGAAAGTAAAAAGAGTTATATATTTGCTGTATTAGGAAAACAAACTGCTTGGACCGCTAACACGGAAGTCGTGCCTCCACCAGAAGAAACAACCGATTTTTACAATCAACTTTATAGAAATTCTTTATTTGCAAAACGATTGACAAATGCTGATGCATCTTTTGTTGTTAGAAGAATCAATTGGGAACAAAATACAATCTATGATCAATATGATGATGACAATTTCAGTTATGATAATGATTTCTATGTAATGAATACTAATTATAAAGTATTCAAATGTCTCGATAATAATTCTGGTGCAGCTTCAACCCAAGAACCGGATATCACACTATCCTCGACTTCACTCGAAGAACCATATGTGCAGACTTCTGATGATTATAAGTGGAAATATCTTTATACTTTAAATTCTTTGCAGCGGCAAAAGTATCTTACACAGGACTGGATGCCGGTTTCAACTAATAAATTTGTGTCGGCATCTTCAGTTAATGGAAGTATTGATGTAGTCAGAGTTACAAATTCAGGTAATAATTATACCAACGGCACTAATCAAAATATTATTAGTATTACCGGTGACGGTTCTGGAGCTACATTTAGGGCGAATGTCTCGGGTGGTCAAATCCAAGACATAATTATACAGAATAGAGGTGTGAACTACACCTCTGCAACTTTGTCGATTACGGATGTTTCTGGTGGCGTGGGTACGGCTGGTGCAGCTGAGGTGGTGATATCACCACAAAATGGCCACGGGTATGATCCAGTTTATGAATTGGGAGCATCAACATTAATTTTTGATTGTGACTTTGAGGGTAATGATCTATCTTTCCTAAATCAAAATGATTATAGGCAAGTTTACCTATTAAAAAATCCGACCGATCAGGCAACGAACGCTTTAGCTGTTGGTGAAAAATATTCTATGTATTATAGAATTAAAACTTCACCTGGTTTAGGAAACTTCAACGAAGATGAGGTTGTATATCAGGGCGTCACTTTCAATTCCGCCACCTTTACAGCTGATGTGGTTTATTTTGATGAAGTTCAGAATTATCTCTATGTAAACAATGTAAGAGGTAATTTAGGTACTAATCAATCGATTAAAGGATTATCGACTGGTTCGATAAGAATCGTGAACGGATTTATTTTACCAGGTCTCAAATTGTACTCTGGAAAAGTATTATACATATCCAATGCACAACCAGTTTCAAGAAACGAAGAACAAACGGACCGTGTTAGGTTCTTACTGAATTTTTAAGAGTTATGAGGATTAAATGACCACTCTTTTCAATTACGACCCATATTTTGATGATTTCAATGAAGATGACAACTTCATGCGAGTTTTATTTCGGCCTGGATATTCTGTACAGGCGAGAGAACTCACACAACTACAAACAATTCTCTCAAATCAAATAGAGAAATTTGGAAACCACATCTTTAAAAGTGGTAGTCCTATTGTTGGTGGTAAAATCTCTTTGGATGACAGATGTAATTATTTGATATTACAAAGTCAATATGATGGAGTTGATATCAATCCTGAATTATTTGTTGATAAATTAGTCATATCATACAACACCACCAAATCGGTAAGAGCAAAAGTTATAGCTGTTGATGTTTCAGATAGTACTGCTCCGGTTTTGGTATTAAAATATCTGAGTGGAGAATATTTTTCCGAGAGTGACGAACTTAAAATTTTTGGACAAAACATTTTTGCACAAGCAAGAACTAATAATGCAGTTGGTAAATCGTATGTTGCCAGTATTCAAGACGGCGTATACTACTTTAAAGGCCAATTTGTTAAGGTTGTTCCACAATTTTTAGTTTTGGAGTTATTTTACCGAACCGGTTATAATGCATTAACCAACAATGTAAACCCATCATATAAAATTGGTATTGAATTTGAAGATACTATCGTTGATGAGATTGATGATACTGGTCTTTTGGATCCTGCTCAAGGTTCATTTAACTTTCAAGCACCAGGAGCTACACGATATAAAGTTGCAACCACTCTCTCGAAGAGAACTCTAGATAGTGCCGACGATTCATCATTCATCGAAGTTATTCGATTGGTTAATGGTATCAAAACAAAAGAACTTGAATATCCAATTTACAATGAAATCGAGAAAACTCTCGCTCGCAGAACTTATGACGAATCTGGTAATTATACCGTAGATCCTTTTGTAATCTCTCTTGAAGAGGGTGATGCAGCAAACGGAACATTTATCGCATCTTTGGATCCAGGTAAAGCTTATGTTGGCGGATATGAGTTTCAAACAATTGCACCAACTTTGATTCCGATTAACAGAGGTCGTGACACTGCGACAGTCGAAGAATATGATATGCCAACAAATTATTCCAGTTATGTTGTACTGGATAGTATTTTTGGAACACTAGACATTTCTTCATATCCTCTGTTGGATGTACACTGTGTACCATACTCACAAGTAAACGTTTCAACAACAACAACATACACATCAACTAAAGTTGGTTCTTTACGAGCCAATATGATGAAATATAATGATGCAACATCTTCAGATTTAGGTAATACACACTCATTTTATGTGCATGTTTTTGATTCGGCTGCATCGTCAATTACTGGAACAACACGAGCTGGTTCAAGTAATACTGTAATTAATTTGCCAACAACATTTTCTACAACACCATCAGCCAATTCTTATGCTGGAATGTATTTCAGAATAACAGACACAAGCGGCTCGGGAGTTTCTCCGATATCAATTTTGCAGTCAAACAGTGTAAGTCAAACCATTACTCTAAGTACTGCTTTGCCTTTCACACCAACATCGAATACATTCTCAATCGACTCCGACTTTAAAGTGGCTGAGTCTATTGTTTATAAGGATGGATCAATTACTTTTGCAGGGAATGTAAATTCAGATTCAAAAAATCCTATTACTGGTGATGCGTATGTCAATGAACCATCGAGAAATAGTTTGGTTTTTGATTTTCCTTATGTGGCAATGAAAGATGGCACAATCGACAACTTAGATTTTTATGCTAGAAAATTTTACGGAAATAAAGTTTCCGGTGGTGATGGAATCATAACTATCACAGCTGAAGGAACAGATACTTTTGCATTCTCTGGTGCCGTAGGAACAATTTCAGATTCAGCTATACTTAACAATATCATCTGTTTCATTCGTTCAGATTCAGCGAGTAATGCAACTTACGGTATTACTCCTAATACGGTATTAAGTTTATCTAATAATAATTTCACTGTTACATCAGTAAGTGCGACAACATTCACAATTAATGTTCGAGCACCTGGTATTAGAGCTGATTTGTTGATTACTTCCAAGGTTAATAATGCTGAAAATTCCACAACCGGTGCAATTAGAGGCAAACAGTTTATTCCTATTAATGCCGGAGTTGACCTTCACACTAGAGTTCCTTACGAACTTGATATAGCAGGCACAACTTTAAATGCTGCAAACTCCTCGGTTAAAACTGCCGTTTCTGGTACTGGTTGGGTATTCAATGATATTGGATCGACATTTTTTGACAACACTAACACTCTGAAGGACTTAAGAACACCAGGTGTTGCTGTAAGTTTACAAGTACCTGATGTATATGAAATTGTAAAAATTATTGATTCCAGATCACTAACTCAGAACGTAACAACAGCAATGTTAACGAATTCTCTGAATGATGTTACTGATTATTATGAATTTGATAATGGACAAAGAAAAACCCATTATGACCATGCGACAATTAAACTTAAACGTGGATATAGTTCACCTAGAGGTAAAATTTATGCACAGTATCGTTATCTAAAACACCAATCTGCGCCGTCACCACAAAATGATGGATTGTTTACGGTAGACTCCTACTTGAAAGCTGGATCAAACTTTACTTATGATCAGATTTCAAAATTTAATAACAAAGAAGATAATAAGTTAACATCATTGCGATCAGCTTATGACTTTAGGCCTACAAGGTCTATCGGTGGTTCGACATTATCTGGCGCAGTTAATCCTGATCCAGATTTTACAGCTGTTTCTTCATTCGAATATTATTTGAGCAGAATCGATCAAATTGTTGTAAAACCTTCAAAAGAATTTGCCGTAGTTTCTGGTAAATCTTCAATATCTCCAAAGGCCTCTCCTATTGGTCAGGATGATATGAAGCTTTATACATTATATGTTCCAGCTTATACCGAATCGGTTAAAGATATTAGAGTTGAGTTCAAAGAAAATCGCAGATATACCATGCGTGATCTTAATAAATTTGATAATAGAATTAAAGGTCTAGAATACTATGTGGCACTCAATTCATTAGAGAAAAATGCAGCTTCTACGAAAATTCTAGACGGTAATGGTTTAGAAAGATCCAAATATGGCATTCTGGTCGACAACTTCACCACAATTGATACTCAAGCAACATACGGTGAAGTAGGTTTTGACAATCGATGCTTGATTGATAATTCTTCGCTATTGCCTGCTTCTCTCATGAGAACCGTTAAGATGGAAATTAATCCACTGAAACTTGGTGGACCTTATAAACTTGTTGGATCCGGTGACAAGAAAGTTCTGATGTTGGATTATACAAAAACTCAATTGGCTAGCCAAAGATTTTCCACAAAATCTGTTCCGGTTGCTGGAGCTTTGTTTGCAAACTTCTTAGGAAACTTAAAGTTGTTTCCTGAATTTTCGTCTGATGTTGACACGAATGTTAATGCCAAAGTTGTTATGAATTCCACACAGGGGTTAGATACAGCTTTTTCGTTCATTAATGATGCATACAAGTATATTTCCGACCAAAGTCCACAATGGGCATATGATAAAAATAGTCCTTTTGCACGAACTGTAGATTCTAAATGGTTCACAACAAATACAGTTAATACCGAAACTACGGAACTAACTGTAGACCTCACTAACAGTGCTGGAGCTGGTGGTGTTTGGACCACAATCAAAACTACTGGCGATGAAGTGTTTTTGTCAAAAGGAGCTGAATTATTCCAAGACCAAATTACAACATCTTCATCCGAAACAGATTTAGGTAACTATGTAACAGATTTAGCTATACAGCCTTACTTGAAACCGCAACAGATTATATTTTCTTCCGAAAAGCTGAGACCGAATTCTGTATTCTATTCTTTCTTTGACGGCACACCCGTTTATCAGTATACTGTAGTTCCTAATAAAATTACACTAGATAATGCTTTTGGATTTAAAGTTGGTGAAAAAGTACTTGTTGCGAACACGACTTCAGATTTAAGTGCTAACCTTTCAAGTTATAATTCTGGTGGATCAAACTTTTCGATTGCTACAATTACAGCCACAGAATATGTAGCTGGATCGAATAACGTTTACATTATTAATGAAACAGGTAAACCATTAACCAATAAAATATTGTTTGGTTTGGATAGTATTAGTGTTGCAAACGTTAATCAAGTAATCACACATCAATCCGGTGTAACTCAGAACTTAACTTCGAATACTATTACTCTACAATCTGATGGTCCATCTTCAAACATTTCTGGCAATGTAATTTATATTATACATGAAACAGGATCTTCAACAGGTCTAAATGCTGGGTGGGTCATTACTTCTTATAATGTCACTACAAAAGTTGCTACCGTTAATGGTGATCTTTCAGATTTTATAGGAAGTTCATACACATATAGTTTTGGATCAAATCGTTCGAACTTGCTTGGTCAGGTATCTGGTGCATTCTATCCTCCTTCAGCTACATTCCGATCTGGTGAAAGAACTCTTAGAATAACAGATTCTTTCAATAATAGTTTTGACAAAGAATCCACTTCTTACTGTGAACACACTTTTGTATCTTCCGGTATAAAGGTAAACAAAACTAATCTCGTTGATACTGTATATAATGTTGGTGTTGAAAATAAATTTGTTGGAGTACAAACATCAAATCAACTAATTTCTTCATCTGTAGAAAGTTCATCAGAAACAACGACTGTACTTCCTCCAGTAGTAAAAGAAGTTATAACCAACACCGTGATTGAAACTGTTATTGTAAAAGAAGTTGTGACAGAAGTTATAACCAACACTGTAACCGTATTTGTGAACGATACTACACGAGCTGATGACCCGGTTGATGCATTTTCTGGTGGTGATGGTGGCGGTGGTGATCCTTTAGCTCAAACATTTTTTGTTGATCCACAAGTTTATCCTAACGGTATATTCCTTTCTGATATTGATCTTTACTTCAGAAATAAAGATGATGATAATATTCCTCTTTCGGTTGAAATTAGGCCTACCGTAAACGCAACACCACATAGTGACTTCTGGTATCCAGAAACAAAGATTACAAAGTATCCTTCAGAGATTGTAGTTTCAGAAAATCCTTCATTGAGTGATCCTTCAACAAAAACAAATTTTGAGTTTTTTAGTCCTGTTTTCTTAAAACCAGGAATGTATGCTTTTGTTGTTAAAACTGATTCTCCCGAATATACTTTGTGGGTTGCAGAAAAAGGACAGACCACACTTCGAAACGAATTTGTTTCTATTAACCCATATGTTGGCACAATGTATAAATCACAAAATGCCATGGAGTATGTTCCATACATTAACGAAGATATTACATTTAGTCTGAATCGTTGTAGGTTTGCTGAGGGTTCCGCTTTATTTACTGTTGAAAACCAAGCCACGGATATAAAGTACGTTTTTGATAAATTCAGAGTTATCGAAACTTCAATCGAACCATTGTCGAATGCTCCTATTTCGGTATATCACTATTTTGCGGCTAAACCGGTAAATCAAGCAATAGAAACTTCATTGAGACAATTTTCACCTTCAGTGATCTATTCTATGGGTGAAGATGACAGATATGCTGTTGGTAACCGTAGAAAAGAGTTGCAAAATAAAGGTGATTTTGCTGTACAGATACAGATGAGTTCCAATGATAAGGCTATTACGCCTATCATATCATTAGAAAGTCTTTATGTGAATATATGGGAAAACTTCATCGATAATTCGGAAATAGAATTAGAAGATTTTAATATTATCGCTTCAGGTACTGGTTATGCTAATACAGATACCATTACTGTGAACTCTACAACAGGTTCCGGTGCAAATGTCAACTTGATTGTCGATGCTAACGGAAGTATCTTAAGTGTAAACGTTGCAGCTTCTGGCACATCTTACATTGATGACTTCGACATCACGATTAACACTTCCACAGGAACAAATGGAGAAATTGTTCTTAATAGTGAATTTGATTCTACGGGCGGTCCTTGTGATGCTAGATATATCACTAAACCAATCACTTTGGCTGATGGATTTGATGCGGGAGATTTGAGAGTTTATCTTGCTGCAAATAAACCTAGCACAACAGAGGTTCATGTATTCTATAAATTGTTATCATCGGATGATCCTACTCCATTGAAGGATCGACCATATTTAAAAATGGAATGTGTAAAACCTACAGTAACACCATCTAAAACTACAAGTGATTATAGGGAATATGAGTATAGACCTTCTCTGATATCAAATCAAATCTCATATGTGGGTCAGAATGGCGTTACTTACGACAATTTCAAATCATTCTCAATAAAAATTGTAATGACTTCAGGTGATCCTTCGGTCATTCCTAGAGTTAAAGATTTGAGAGTTATTGCTTTGCCGGCAGAATAATATGTTAGTAAAAGTAGAAGGCGGTCAATTTGTGAAAGATACTAAAAACAAAGCATTGTTGACCGTCAACCGTTCCGCCATTGAAGAAAACGAGGCTCGCAAAAAACTTGCGAGTCGGATAAATTCAAAAAATGATGAAATAAATATGTTGAAGAATAAGGTCGAGTCGTTGAGTACCGACATATCCGACATTAAATCTCTATTGAAACAACTAGTAAAACAAACAGATTAGGACTATAAATGCCAATTCCAATTATATCCAGAACAAACACTATTGACGAGTGGAGAATACAAACTAATCAATCAGCAAATTCGCTGAATTCATTAGAAACTGGAAATTATGTTAAGTCTAATGGTGTTTTAACCCTATCTGGAAACAGTAGTTTAGTCATAACAGCAAATGGAACTGCTTTGCAGGTATCTAACAATGCTCTGTTTCAGAAAGATGTTGCGATTTCAGGAGACATTTCTGTAGGATCAGCTCCTATCGCAAAAGGCAATGTCAGTATTGGTGGAGTGCTATCTCTTTTAGGTCCAGGAAACTCACTGCTTGTTTCCAATAATGCGGTTGTCAACAGTAATATAACTATTACAAACATGACAACCACGAATAACTTAACAGCTAATTTGGATATTGTTGTTGGTAGAGACGCTAGAGTAAATAGAAACCTCTATCTTCCTAATACCGGCACAGTATTGTATGTAAATACCGGAGTAGCTCAGATTGCAACAGCTATAATCACCAATACCATTACAACAAATTTAACATCAAATATCGCTACAGTTAATACGAATGCAGTTATAGGACAAAATTTAACCGTTGTATCGAACACAATATCCGGAAACATTTCCACGAATGGATTGGTTTACACAAATTATTTGAGAGTACTCGGTGATGCGAACGTCGAATCGAATGTACAAGTTACTAAAAACGTTATTACAGGTAACGTTGTATCTTCCGGATTAGTACACACCAATGATCTGAGAGTCAGTAACGGTGTTATTATTATAGGTAATGAAACTGTCGGTGGAACTTTAGTGGTGACTTCTAACGTTACTGGTGGAAATTTAATAACAACAGGAACAACAAGAACTGGTGCGCTTGTCGCAAATGGTCGTACAGATTTGAATGGAAGTATCTTCCTTACAGGTTCTTCTACTGTCACCGGCCCATTCTCTGTTTCGAACATGTCTGTTTCCGGTAATGTAAGTATTGGTGGTTCAACGTCAATTGATTCTGAATCTATCACACTTAGAAGTTTGACGCCTCAACCATTAGACTCTGGATATTCTTATTTTGGTGTTAACAGAGGTGCATATGCTAACGCACACATTCGATGGAATGAACCGGAAAAATATTGGGACATAAGAGATGTTCTGAATTCTACAAGTTATTCGAAAATTCTGACGGCTAACTTAATCAGTGATAGTGTAACTTCAACAAGTCAATTTACTGTTGCTTCTTCATTAGCCGCAAACACTTTGAATACATCAATTGTTACAGCCAATAATAATCTGAAGAGTTATACTGATACCACGATTGCAACTGCAAACACCAA